GAGGTTGCTTCTTCTTCCCTATATTATATTTTGACTCTAGTATCCAGTCAGTCTTGTCTTTAAAAGCAATTACCTTAATCTGATTCAGTGGAGCGATGTCATCTATCTGATCATCCTCACATATAGAAACCAATCCCCAATCAGATAATAATTTTGTTATCCTATTGCGACGTTGTACATCATTACTCGTGAGATTAGCGTGCTTACCATCCAGAGCAAATAGTTCCTTGAAGTGTACAATATAATACTTTCCTTTCTTATGTAATATATGACAAGACTGGAATAGTTTCTTTTCCTTTCTAGATGCTACACCAATTCTTGTAAGAGTTTCTCTAACTTTTAAAAAATCGTCTGGTTGTCGTAGCGTTACCTCAACCATCATTTCAGGAGACCAAGCTATCTCGCCGTCACGCTGAACCATCATTGTATCCTCCAGTATTCAATTTAGATTTAATCAATTCAATTTGATTTTTTGTGAGAATACGCAACGCATCTTTGGCTTTTTCATCTGAGTACTTAAAGTACTGTTTGATGATGTCAAGATCTTGGATCTTTTCCTTTCTCTGCCAAGGAGAGAAACGTTTTTTCTTACGCAAACTATTTAGATAAAAAGAATACTGGAGATCCTTATCTAGATTATATAATCTATTCATTTCATTAGAATAGATCACGGTATCCATAAACCCACTCAGACATTTATTGATAATGTATGGTGGATAATGTTTACCATAACCTTCACGTTCAAGAAGATTCTCCTTATTAAAATTGATCGAATTGAGATAATCTTTTAAAGGATACTGGTCACGAATGCTCATAATAAATCACCCAAGGTCTCTAAACCTATAGGATGTGTTTGGAATACCATACTATACCTCTTCCGCATACAATCACGCAAGGGAGGTCTAGCAGAGTGTGGTATTACAGAGGTGAACTTAACCAGTCTACCACGCTTAGGTACTATAGACTTTATTATTTCACCCGTAGGTTCATCAACAAATATTGTTTCACCACCCATAGATACATCCCAGTCAGGGTTAAGGTATATCATATAGGTAAACCCTTTCTCTGACTGAGAATCTACGTGTGGTTTAGGACAATCACTAGACTGGAAAGCATTATATAATACTCTCTTAAAATCTTGTCTGTCCATATAGGACATAAACTCTTTAGCAATATCATCATAATCATTGTTCTCAAAGCACTTACCCAATGTATATGCTTCAGAACTCTCTGGACTATCGGCAAGAAAATCCCAATTAGGATATGTCTCTAGGAAATAGAAACCTCTAGATACTAATTTGGGTGGGAATAGATCATCGATGATCTCAATCATACAAATAATTCCTCGACTGCTGTAGGGGCTGAAGTGTAGTTTGTTATTAGAAGTTCCTTCTTGGATTTGTTATCCTTCCGAGCTCTCATACTATAAGTAAATCCAAACTCTTCTTGATGGTACTCTTCAAATAAAGATTTAATATTATCGTTTATATTATATGTGATCATCCAGTTGTGTACACAACGGTCACAATCCTCAGCAAATTTCTTATGATCAAACCCCTTATGCATACCACCTTTCTTACCATAAAGAAAATCCTTTATGTCATATGGTGGATCTAAAAAGATGAATGTATCTTTAGAACCTTTAGCCTCTAGTAGAACTGAATAATCTTCATTGGTTATCTTCCAATGCTGTATATCTTTCTGGTATTCTTTTAGATTATCAATACCTCTCATAGAAAAATTAGATACTGATGCTTGTTTTGAGAACGATGAGTTCTCAGTTAAACCACTAAAGGAACACTTGTTAATAATATAAAAGAATACAGCGGCTTGTGTATCATCTACATCATCTATGTTACTCTTACAATCTTTAAAAAGTCCTTCTGCTTTCTCTGGTGTATCATACTTAGTCTTGTATGTTTCTAGAGTATCAGACAGTTCTTCTCCATAAGATTGGAGTTGACCCCAGAAATTATACAGTTGCCAATATTTATCATTAACCCATACAGGTATATCTGGATTCAATCTAGACACTAAGAGAGCCATAGAACCTCCACCCATAAATGGATCTCTATACTCTCCCAGGTCAGGTAAATGTTCAGACAACAAAGGTGCTGCCCTAGACTTACCACCAGGGTACCTCAATGGGGTTTTCAATTTACTCATCAATAAGATCCATCAATGCACATATGTATGTTACCAGACATTGATATGCGTTGTCCACTAGATTTGAAGGGATACACATAATGATTCATCCACGCAGGGAAGATCCAGAAGTCACCCTTCTCTGGTTTAACTGGTCCTAAAATATTATTTGAATGTGGTTGCTTCTCACCATAGGTAAAATAGATTGAACCTGATGCTTCTGATTCATCGTATACACCTTCTGGTACATCTAAGTAAGCAACAAAACTAAAATCTCCATCGTGGTTATGAACTGGTTGCCAGTCACCTGCTTGTTGGAAGTTAACCCACATAGGTTTGACTTCAAACTCACCATTATAATCCTCTCTCATATACTCTCTCAACCCATAATAGAATGGTTTCATCAACTGTTCATCAGGGTAAATATAAAGTTGCTCCTCAATCTCTCCTACCAAAATAGGTGAAGCATCATCTCTGCATTGGTATGCTTCATCTAGTAGTGCTTTTCTATACTTCTCAGGAAGTTTGCTCTTAAACAAGGTAGGTCCGAAGGGTGAGAGTAACATTACTTGAGTTCCAAGTTTACCATATTCTGACCATAGGGTCCGAAGTTTACACCACCTACAGGTAAAGCATTCCAAGCAATACCTGCACGCAATTCAGGTCCGTGATGTGGAACAGACCAGTGTACCATCCAACTTGGGAAGATGATTAACTGACCCACCTGAGGTTCTATTGCTATGGCATTTTCATAGGTCTTACTTATGATTTCCAGTTGGTTCATCGTACGTGGCGTAAGAGGATCCTGGAAGATCGTAGGAGACCCTTCAGTAAGATAATATATCCCAGAGTAGTATGCGAATGGATGACGGTGTGCTTGATGACACCCGCCCATATCAGGTCCTGATACATTACCCCACATTAAAGAGACCTGGAACTTACCTTCCATTTGATATTGATTCTCTTCCTTAATTTCACCAAGACACTCTTCTATCCAGCTAGTTAAAGGTGCAAACTCTGGAAGGAGATGCAAGTTACCTTTAGTAGTCTCTACCATATTAGGTAGGTTAAAGAGACTCCTTTCTTCACCCTGCAATGCTTCCAACATTGGCTTTGCCAATTCTGGATTATCAAAGGTGTAGAATTTAACTGGAAAGAACTCGTGGGTGTCCATAAAAATTAATATTCAAGATAGTTCTGTGAGGATTTTTCCTCGGAGCAGAACCAGAATGATAAGTTAGACCATCAAAAATAAGGTACTTTCCTTTCTCTGGTTCTATATATTCTTTTGGTGTTACGGATGTTACAGTTTCACCAGTATACTTTTGATTATATAGAATAGTAGGTCCATCACTATCGTTACAATAGTATATCATAACTGTGTGAGGGAACGGTGCATCTACGTGAGGTTGTGTTGGAGGTGTATGCCAATCATTAATCATTGACTTAGCAGCACGAGCACGGATGATAGGTAGTGTCCCAGTAGGATCAATCTCATCCCATAGTCTCTTAAAGACTCCCTCATATGCAGCAGACTTTGGTTCACCATCGTGAGCCATTATATGTGCAAAGTAAGGATGCTCTTCATACCCCATAATTTTACACACCTCAGAGCTACCCTCATTATACTTAGAAGTAAACTCTTGATAGAACCAAGGGAATGTATTGTCACGACAAAAGACTTCGTATAAGAAGTCCTGAGTCTCTTGGGATACAAATCCTATTTTCATTTTTCTTTCGATCTATTGATGAGAGAGATGAACTTATCGTTGGCAAAGGTACCACCTAAGCACACATCAATCTCATCACCATCCTTCCAATTCTCAGTACCATCCTTCTTGGTATGAGCTAATGCCTCAGTGAGGTCATCAATAATCTTCTGGGTAATTTTCATTCTTGTACAGGATCTAACTCCTCTGTAATACGTGCACCAACTGGACCATCAGATTCAATGTCAATCTTGTGTACGTTGATACTTCCTGCTTCAAATACTCTTATCTCTACCTTACCCTCGTAGCAGTGTACACTGACTGTACCATTCTTACTCCAAGATTTAGGACTGTTGTAGTACTTGAATAGTGGGTAAGTGTGTTTGTCATAGTGGTTTGCCTTTTGAGAATAAACCACCTCCTCCTCGTCCTTCATAAGACGGTCAAGAGCATCAAGATCATTGTGTTTGATCATTTGAATTCACACCTCATCATAAGTTCAGTAAGGAAAGCAACCAAGTTAATTTCTTGGTCTGCTACGAAGGCAGCCTTGTACTGGTATTCACCAATAACTAGAACTGCTTCAGGTATACTAGCAGGTTTTAGATAGTCATACAAGGTATCGTATATATTTCGCATTATTTGTGTAGGTTCATTGTCAAGATTCTGTACTACCCACTTCTTCATCTTAGTAAACTCTCTAGTCTTAAGATAAGATACTAGATCATTCAGATTTGTGTTAACTTCTGATGCCAAGATACCAGAATCTATAGTACCACTAGATGAATATCTTTGTAACTCATTAAGGGTACGTCTAAAGTCAGGAAAATATTTCTGTACTATCGCTGCAACGACCTTAGGAGGTGCAGTAATTCTTTCTTTATCAAGGATCTCTTGTACCCTCGTGAAGAAGGACGCAGCGAGTTGTTGCTTATTTCCCCCTGAGAATTCAACCACTGAACATCTGCTGTGGAGAGGTTCGATAATTTTGTTCTTGTAGTTGCAGGTGAAAATAAATCTGCAATTTTTTTGGAACTCTTCGATGCTTGCTCTAAGAAGAAGTTGAACATCGTGCGTGGTGTTGTCTGCTTCATCAATAATAATAACTTTGTGAGCGGCTGAAGAAGAAAGAGATACTGTACTAGCAAAGTTCTTTGCATTATTACGTACAGTATCTAAAAATCTTCCTTCATCTGAACCATTAATAAGATAATAATCCGCACCTATCTGTTCACACAGTGCCTTAGCAACGGTAGTCTTACCGATACCAGGAGGACCACTAAGTAAAAGGTTTGGGAGTTCACCCTTCTCAACGAACTTCTGAAAAACTGTCTTCAGATTTTCTGGAAGGATGCACTCATCAATTTTCTTAGGTCTGTATTTTTCACACCAAAGAAAGGTCATTTAGTGTCAGGCTCCAATGCTATAAAGTACTCAAGGTGTCTATCGTTAGTAGAAAGGAATCTTGCGATCCTTGCACCTGCTATCTGTACATTATACTCCTCAGGTTGCAGACGAAGATTCTCTACCTTGAAACAGTAACAGAACTCTTCATCAGATTTACCTACAGGTACCTCAAAACTGTTGGTAGTATCATTCTTCTTGTCACACACCTTCAATAACATATCACCATTATTAGTGTACAAGCACAGATCAGGCACCTGGTACACGCTGGAGGCACGTAACAGACTATCTAAGACTTGTGGTTTAAGTACAAACTCAACGTCCACAGAGGGCAGTGTGATCTCCTTATCAGGTGGTTGTACAATCAGTGATGGATCACTGTATCTGAAGTTGGCGAATTGCTTTCTGTTTTCGTCTCTGATGATAAGTTTACTATCGTCTGAGAAATCGAAGACAGGTTGCTCAAAGAGTGAGAGACCAGAGAGAAATATGCCGAGGTCATAAATTGGGACTTGTGCAGGAAACTCTTCGGAAACTTCAGCAGAAGCATATATGTTTTTGTTAATAGATATCGTACGGATCTGAGACCCTGAATCGATAACCACTGATTTGTTGATAGTTGCAAAGTTCTTAAGTGTGTTAAAAGTTTCCTTGGTTAACTTAACGAGGGTCATAATAAAGAGAGGTTACTTGTCGTAGTCCACCGCATATGCTGGTGGGATATCAGCGTTGCGCTTGTCAGCAGCATCACGCTTGTCGTTGAAATGACATAATAGCACAGCGTAGTGGATTATCTTAATGATGTCCCTACGTGCTGTACCCTTCTTGTCATATCTTGAAGCATACTTGAGAATGTTACTTCTACAAAATGCTTCAGCATCACCTACCGAGTCGATAAGGTCAAGAGTCTGTACGTTACCGACAGAGTAATGACCTTTATAAGTGTGGGAAATGTAGTCTGAGACCTCCTTTAAGATCTCATCTTCATTGTACTTTTTCATACTACATACCCATACTGTTCTCGGAGGATCTTCTTATAGGGTAAACCCAAATCTCGGAGCTCCTTTACAAGTTTTAACTTGTTGTGTAACGCAGTATCACCTCCCAGTTTAAGGGAGGAGATAAGTGTCGTTAACTCTTTGTCGTCCAATGGAAGATCCATAGTTGCTTACTTAGTGTACTATACAGGTGCTGATTGGTCAACCTCCTTATTGAAATCAATATCAATCTTGTCATATAGATCCAAGAATGCTTGCTTAGTCTCATCATCAAATCTATTGATGCTGTACTTGAGTGCATTCTCCTTCGATCCGAAGATTGCATATGCCTTCAGGATGTGAACAAGACGACGTGTACTAATGACCTCATCAATCCCACCATCATAGAAAGTCTTACGAATGACTTGTGCCCAGTCTACAAGACGCTTGCAGAACTCATTATCCTCACAAGCACCAGTTCCCTTGCCATAGTTCTGAAGAATTTTAATCTCAGTAACTGGTGAAGGATACTCTTGCTCAAGAGTAATCGCAAATCTTTCTAGGAATGCTTCGTTGAGAACGTTAGTACCGATGAAGCGACCGTCATCAGATCCCTTTCCTTTAGTGTTCGCTGTTGCAATAACATTGAACCCTACCGCAGGTCTGACAAACCGACCGATCTTTTTGAGGAACACACCTTTGCCTTCAAGTATGGGTTGGAGGCATAAGACTTTGTTACTAGCCAAGTCAATCTCATCGAGTAACAAGGTTGCTCCTCTTTCAAGTGCTTCAATGACAGGTCCGTTATGCCAAACAGTTGACCCATCCACAAGACGAAACCCGCCAATAAGATCGTCTTCATCGGTTTCAATAGTAATGTTAACTCTAATCAACTCTCTATTTAGCTGAGAGCAAGCTTGTTCAACAGAAACTGTTTTACCATTACCAGACAATCCAGTAATGAAGGTTGGATAGAAGACTTTCGACTTGATAATCTTCTTAACAGCATTGAAATTTCCAAAGGGAACATAGTTGGGATCCTTCTCTGGTACCAGGTTTTGCTGAGCAACTGGTTCTGCTGGAGATGCATCAGGTGCTTCTAGTGTACGCTCTAGTCTCTCTGCAACTGTGAGGTTCCACTTACCAATACCTGATTTGTAATCCCTTAATCTTTTCTTTACAGTAACTACTGAACACTTAAACTCATCTGCTGCTGAGAGTAATTGTGGTACACCTACTTCTTGTCCAAAATTTTCTTTCAAGTATCCAAGGAGTAGATCAGTGGTAACTGGGATTTCAGTTGTAAAAGGCATTTGATTCTTTTAATTGTGTATGTACTAATTGTACATTAAAAAAGGGGGTTGTGAACCCCCTGTGTGCAGCTTATGCAACTGTCTCTATGAAGGATCGAAGAATCTTCTTATTAGATCTCTTCGACTTGAATGTCTTCTTGAAAGCACTGGTGATCTGTGCCTTAGTAGCATCCTCCTTTAGTTCCTCTAAGTACTCAGTGTTGTCCTGATTCCTTGTAGGAAGAACATACAACTGGTGATAGTTAAGTGCCTTAATAACAGTTGACCTATTTTTACGGTACTCTGCTTTGGACTTCTCTGCTTCTGGAGAGTTCCAACCAAGAGTATTGTTAAGATAACTATTAACTTCCCTGCCTTGGATCAATCTGAATCCTAGTACATTAATCTGTGGGAACTTGTCACGTAGATGCTCAAGGAATACTCCAGTCTGGTGCATAGGATGATAAGGCATCTTGGAATAAGTCTTACCAAGTTTCCTATCTCTTAGGTAGCAACTTTGATTGATGCAGTTAGCATACAAGTCACCCATATAACTTACTCTATCTGTGTAGTATCCACAACTAGCAGACTCACCATCAGTCAGTATGCAGAGTGAAACCTTCTCTACCTTCTTAAGCATCTCTGGTATCACTGAGTGTAGAGCAACGATTGCTTCATTCAATGGGGTACCAGATAGACTCATACCAGGAGCAACAGAGAACCTAGTGCCAAAGTAATATCCCCTTGTAGAAATAGCGTGAGTATTGAAGAAGAGGTACTTAAATGAATCCTCTAGATCTATCTTCTTAGCATCAGAAGATACTAGATGCATTAGAGAGAAATCATTCTTGATTGCAAACTCTCCTACTACAGGTGGAACAAGTTCAACTTGAGGATCTCTTCCATCCAATCTCAATGCCATCTGGTAACTATCATTAGTGAAAGCATATACATCAAACGGTATAGCAACTTTCTGACAGAACCAAGACAGTTGTAGTACCTGCTGGACGGTATCCAGTATGGCTTCTGCCATTGATCCAGACCAGTCTAGTAGAAAGATCATTCCGTGGTTCTTACCATTAGGTATGGTAGTTACCTTCTTGAAAAGATCCTCGTTAAACTTATACGTGGATAGTTTCCTTGTGTCCAGTACTCCAGTCCTACTAGTAGTAGCACGAGCATAGGCACTAGCAGACTTTCTGCATTCAAATTCCTTAACAAGATAGTTAACCTCCTTTTGTGAATCCTTTTTGAATTTAGTGTACTCTGCTTCCACAGTAGCATACTGTTGATCATATGAAGGTGCATTTGCTTCATAATCGTTATAGAAGGAATCTGTTTCTCTTGGTTTCCTTGACTCTACCTCAAAATGATTCCTGTTATTTTTGAGTATAGCGGAGAAACTTGTGACACAATCTTCTCGTTTAAACTTAGGAATCTCAACATAATGTGACTCACGATAGTCTCTATGATCAACAAGTTCCTTTGTTTTATCCTTGAAAGACTTGTCTGTTTCTGCCTCAAGATCTGGAGCACGATCACCAGCAGCAGAACCGCCAATGGAATCGGGAGTGTCCTTCTCCTCTTCTGCCTCTTGCTCATCAGAAGAGTCAGAGTCTGAATCCAATTCACTCTTATTATCTGTATCAGAATCTGATGATGAACCATAACTGGGAGTATCAAGATCAGGATCTTGCTCACCTTCTTTAGGTGATGGTACCTGCTCCTTCTCCTTATCCATTTTCATATATGTGTAGATCTCTTCTGCTAACTGGCACGCTGCTTCGAAGGACTCAGCATATCCTACTCTGTCACGTAACTCCTCCTCTTTAATGTTCTTGAAAGGGATAGGAGTGAAAGCACCAACCTTATAGTACAGGTTAATTCTATCGATCAAACCTAGATCTCCTAGATCCTTATCCTTAGTATCAAAGAAGTCTAGGTGATCTAACTCTTGGTAACCACTGTAGAATGTCTTAGGAAGTCCAGCATACTTACGCTTGATGTGCTTCTCAATCCTTGCATCCTCAGTAACATTAACAAATGACTGAGGGCACTTTACTTCTGGCCATACATTTGGAGTGAATAATGCGTGTCCAACTTCGTGTGCAACCAGTAGGTCATATATGTTCTCGCTTGCCTTCTCCCAGATAGGAAGTGTTAAAATTCTTTTGTCAACATTAAATGCTGCTGTCTCACACTGCTTGTGCTCGATGATTAGATCTTCAGTAGCAAGCAATTTTGCTAGTTGACCTTTGACCCCTGTGTTTACTGTCATTTAATTTCTCGTGTATACACATACTATAAGACCTCCGAGGTCGTTCGGAGGTCTTTAGTAGACTCTTTATCAACTGTCTACGTCTTGCTCTCGCTTGTCGTAGTGCTTGGGGCTTGAGCTTTCTTTTGGGCTCTTTCCCAGAATTGTGAATCCAGTTCGGGGTCGTCATTGTACTTCTCATTCATTTCCTGTATTAAGGCATTGTACCATTCAGAGTTATCTTCAATCTGGTTTAAAGATTGTTTTTCCATCGGCACCTCTCCTAATGCGTCCTTTTTTACCCTTATGATATCCAACGACACCGTGCTCATTACGTTTGGGAGCAGTCTGAGTTGCTTTTATCTTTGCTTTGAAATCCTTATAAGTTTGACTGTGACGAGTTGTACCAGTCTTCTTAGGACCGTGCTGCATCTTGTCTTTTTCAAACTTTACGTCTTTCTCTCGCTCATCCCTCTTCTTACGAGTCTTCTCGTCATCAAAGGTATCACCATACTTCTCCCACAACCAAGGCTTATACTTAGCGTGGTCGTCAAAGATTTCTGGTAACCAGGTGCGTTTCATTGGATTCAAGAAGGTTCCTTCTTATTTATGTTTGTATCATACCTGGAAATCTATCACGTCTGTCCTCGTCTGTCAAGGACATCAAAAAAGAAACTGTCCACCGCTCCTTATCGGAATGGTTGTACATCACCTCGTGGTCTAGGAAACCTGGCCATATCATAAGGTCAGTTTCTGTGGGGATATGCATATGAGTGAAGTTGTGGTAGGGTCTCATCCTATGCATTGCTTCTACTACTGGTGATGGATTATAGAATTGGATAGAACCTGAGTCCTCCTCTGGAACTTGCAGGTAATAGGTACCAGCGAAATCTGATTCAGCGTGGTTGTGTCTAGTCTGGTAGGCACCTGTAGGATTAATGTTAACCCACATCCTAGTAATCTTTAACTTATCATCATACACCTTCATAGCACCCAGTATATAATCTGTAAAATATGGATACTCTTTATGTAAATTCTCCTGTGATCCTATGGTACTATACCCTTTACCATAAAATATATTATCAAACACACAGAACTCGTGTCTGCGAGAGAGTAAGTTCTCCTTCAGTTGCTTGTGATCCTTGAAGGATTTGCAATCTCTGTAATAAGGGGTGTCAAACATCTTCTATAATCTTAGAGAATCCATTTACTTTAGCGAACCTGAGTGTACGATTAAACTTATCTGTTAACGATTCACTCTTATGAGAGATAACAAATATGTTATTAGTTGAATCTAGATTCTTAAGTATCTTAAACAGTTCCTCAGTTGACTGACTGTCTAATGAAGAATCAAATACCTCATCCAATATAAGGAGGTTGGTAGTAATAGAGTTCTTTAACTTAGCAACGTGCCTCCAAGTAAAGAGTAGTGCTAGGTCAATCTTCTGCTTCTCTCCTTCAGAGAAGGATGAGTAAGAGAACTTATCACGGTACCTGGATTTTATAACCTCTTGGAACTCTTCGTCAAGAGTGAAATTAATATATGTATCCATATCAGACAGGTGTCTATTGATAGACTGGTTAATGATAGGGATATATTTTGAAATAATTTTTGCCTTGATACCACCATCCTTTAATAGGGTACCAGCCAATTTATAATCTGCGGCTAGTTTATTAACATCAGCACAAGCAGATTCCTTTTCATCATACTCCTTCCTCAATTTATCAAGTTCCTCCTGTACACCAGTGATGTCAGGTTGATTACTTAAGTCTTTTATTGTAGTAAGAATATCTGTATTAGTCTTCATCAATCTCTTTTCTTCTTGGATAAGAGACTGTACCTCAAACCTATACTCCATAACTGACTCGTGATTATCTTTCATAAGAGCCATAGAAGCACGTATCTTTACCAGTTCTTCCTTCAGTTGTTCCGTGGCATCCAATACATCATCCTTCTTTCTACCTAGAATACCAATCTTCATAGTTCTAAATGTTTCTTCAATGTCCTGAGTACACATAGGACAGGAGGAATTCTCTTGGAAGAACTCAAAGTCCTTAGTAGTTCTCTCAAGTTTACCTTGTAACCTAGAACGTAGATCCTTTACCTTACTGTACTGTTGTTCTAAGGTTTCAAATTCCCTTTCAGAATCATCCAGTTTTACTATTTGCTGTTCTAGTTTATCCTTCTTCCTCTTTACATCTAACATTCGTTCTTCATTGATATCAAACTGACCTTTCTGTAATTCAATTCTCTTATCATTTACAGCAGTTAAACTATTCAAAGTCTTACACTGTGAGATTATTCTCTCATCAGCAATCTGCAATTCATACTTACAGTCTCTTAGAGACTCATTGTTATCTTTAATGCGCTCCTTCAGGAGCATATTCATATGAGAAAAGACTTGTATATCCAGTAGATCTTCAACAACTTCTCTTCTATGTCCAGCAGGAAGTTGCATAAAGGGAACAAATGTACTACTCCCTAGTATGACCACCTGTGTAAATGACTTGTAGTTAAGCTTGAGTATGTTTTGCTCAAGGTATTTTTGATAGTCTCTATTCGCTGCGTCCTGATCTAACAAATTACCTTGACGATATATCTCAAGGATCCCAGGCTTTATACCACGTATAACTTTATATTCTATTGTACCAATCTTAAATTCTACTTCAACAACACAATCCTTTTCGTTAACAGTATTGACAAGTAGACCCTTACTAATCTTTCTGAATGGCTTATTAAAAAGACAGAAGCACAAGGCATCCAACATAGTGGACTTACCAGCACCATTGTTACCAATGATTAAGGTACCTTCATCTTCATTCAATCCGAGTTCTGTAAAATGATTTCCTGTTGATAGGAAGTTTTTCCAACGGATCTTTTCAAATACAATCATTTAAGGTCTAAAGGAGGAATAACAAAGTCATCAGGTTTGATGATGGAGTAAGCATAACCGTGTGCTAGGCAATTGGTTATTACTATATCCTTTTCAACTTCACTTACTTCTAACTTTCGACTGTAGTCTACAGCCTCAAGCATCTGATAATAGCGGTCTGCGTCATCTTTGTCAATAAAAATTTGCACAACCTTTTGAGGTACACTCTCATCTGTGACAGCGTACACACCACCTGTTCTTTTATCTAGTAAGACGAACATCAGATATTAATAGCCTCAGTATACAATGATTTTAAAATCTTTACAACGTTAGGTTTATCAATTGAATCATCTAAGTCATTAACATATTGTTCCAGTATCGTGACAGTATCTTCCATTTTCACTGCTTCATCTGCTTCTTTTAATTCAAGCGTTACGTCTTCTATGATCTTTAGATCTGCGACACCCACCTCTTGTAAGTGATGAATGTAACGATCAAACCAGACCTGGTTTTCCCGATTGTGCACGATTAGCTTTACAAATGATCCAATAAGGCTAGTGCTATCAGGAGGAACATCATAAGATGTGCTGACATCATCGTAGTATACCTTGTTAAAGATATTGTGTGGATTACTGTGGAAGGATAAGCGTAAGTTACTAGTATTTAGTGTATGGAACCCTCTTCTCTGACCGTAATCACTCCAGTATAATTGGTATGGGTTACCAAGATAGTTTATGTTACCCCTCTTAGACTTCATATGGAAATGACCTGAACATACCAGATCAAATTTCTCATACCTAGTAGGATCATCACCGTGATCCATTACTATACCAGGCAAAGCCTCAAAAGTTGATAATTCTAAATGTCCGAAACATACATTAGCATCTGACTCATCAACCATCTTATGTATTTCTTTCCTATTGTCATCACAGATCCACGGTAACATTAGAATCCTAACACCATTGAATGTTCTATAACAAGGTTCAGTTAGGATTTCAATATTATCATACTCACCTAACAACTGTTGAGGTGCATTAGTCTTGATTGTATTCTTATAATAAATGTCGTGGTTACCAATGAGCATAGTCATCTGAACACCCATCTCCTTGAGAGGGTCAAACCACATATCTCTAGCAGAGTCTAGTGAATGAAAATTAATTGCTTTACGCTTATCAAAGGTATCACCTAAACATATTATCTGTTCTATCTTATTCTTTTTTATAAACGGAATTACAGTACCAGAATAAAACTGCTGGTACTTGTCTAGAAATACTTGATTGTCGTTGCGTGCACCAAAATGCTGATCAGTTATCAGCAGAATCTTTTTGTTTGATGTCATACTCAATAACGATTTTTTTGGATGAACGACCCATAGAGTCTAGAGTTTCGTACTCATTAAGAGTACCACCAAGGTATTCTACCACAGTGTCAAGTGTTTGTCTTACATCCATCAGTTATACCTGTTCCCCATCTCAATTCTATTCTTTATGTTATTATAATCTGCAGCGTTGTGATCATCCGTATGAAAGACCTGCTCATATCCAGACTTCTCTATGATCTTTTCCCTAATAGATTGCTGACGTTTCTCCTTAGCAATCCTTCTTAGGAAAGCATAGTATACTATCTGTGTAAAATATGCGAAGGGGTTTCTGGATTTTCCTGGGTCAAAATTATCTATGTACTGTACACAATTCTCTACTCCATCTGATATCATATCTTCCTTGTACATATAGTTGATGAAGTTAGGTCTATATGACAGGTGCGTTGCAATCTTTAGAAAGCAATCTCCCACATACTCATCTATCCTAGGTTTAGATTTTCCCAGATGCTCGGCATCAGAAACTCTACCCTTGTAATTAACTAGGGCTTCTAGGAACTTACCATTATCTACATAATGTTGATTCTTGGTTTTACGCATAGCAAATGCCATTATTTTTGCGTGCAATCATAAACAAATTGTAACACCTCTATAGGTATTTTGTCAAGGAGCTTGACAACAATTCAAAAAATAATTAGACTCAACACTGTCGGGGTTGAAGGGAAACTTATAGCTACTGTTTAAATAGGTTCTCTAAGTTTCTACGAGCCTCCTCTACCTTACCAACGAGACCCATATTTTGATTAACTGGGATCTCTTTATGTTTGATTGAGGCAGGGTCTACACTTTCTCCTTTGAATTCTGATTTAACAAATAATTTATACATCGTAATCGTGTCCGACGACATCGGCGCGATGGATAAAATATGATCTTCAGGTATTATAAAAAACTCTTCATCAGAAAAGACCATCCATTTTTTTAATCCAATTAAACTAGCCCGTTGACCATCTTTCACCATATCAGTGGCGTGAACCTTGGCAGGTTCTGACACAAATAATAGATCTGTACCTGTGATAGTACCTTCTGTCTCTTGCATATCCTCAAAGACAAGCATCTTCGCTAATAGTTCCTCACCATTAGTGAGTTTAACTATACCGAAGAACTCTTCATCGTGACGAATGTAACTAATTGCCATTTAAGTTAATTTCCGTGATGGAATAATCAAACTTCTCTTCTTTATACAACTTTATTCTAGCAAATAAATGGTTTAAAGTCGCGTTATGACTAGAATCATTACTAATATCATCAGCGAAATCATATAGGGTTGCTCTAGATTTAGAGTCGTGCTTCCTTAAAGCACGTCCTATTGATTGTAAATTTCGTATTCTAGATTTGGATGGAGAAGCGAAAATTACATTGTGCAGGTTACGTATATTGATACCAGTGCTAAAGGTACCATAAGAAGCTAAGATGATTGCGTTGTTAGTCTCTTCACATATGTGTCGAACCTCTTCCCGCTCTTCAGCATCAACTCCACCGTGCACAAAAAATAATCTTTTGCTTTTGTTAATACTATTTAGCCTATCCCACAATGGGTCTCCGTGTTTTTCGATGAAATTAAATAGCACAAGTGTGTTCCCATTGAGGTCTCGCGCAAGTCCTGTGATGATTTTATTCCTTTCTTCATTCGAAACTATATAATCCATTTCTTCTTGATACGTTTCAAAATCTCTGTAAACGTGCTTCAACACTAGGATGTTAATCTTTAGATCAGATAGGTGTCCTTCTTTCTGTAATTGTTTTGTTCTTATTACTTGTTCTACTGGTCCAAATAATCCTTCTAGTATCAGTTGGTGGGTTTCCGTACCATCTAGTGTACCTGTCAACCCTATACGGTACTTACAACCGTGCATCTTAGTAAGGAGTTTTGTTAAACTCTTCGCTTTGAAGAGGTGCGCTTCATCGCCGATAACAACATCAAACCTATTAAAGAAATTCCTAGGGTTCTTGTAGACAGACTGCCACGTAGATATGACAACAGGAGACCGTGAATCATAGACGTGTCCTCCGTAGACTTTGTTACAATAGTGTTCAGCTTTCCATCCATAAGATTCAAAATCAGTATACATCTGCTCTACTAATGATGTAGTAGGTACAACCAATAGTATTTCTCTATTAAATTGTAGGTGCCAACGAATCAAACAATAGATTATAAATGATTTTCCAGACCCAGTTGGTGATAGTAATAACCTACGGTTATACTTGAGAGCTGAATAAAGTCCTCGTAGTTGGTAATCTCTTGGCTTAAAAGGCAGACCCAGAGATCTAACAAAACCATATACTGCTGTGGGAGAGATGGCATCGAGGGTGTCGGTTGGTTTTCCATAGTTTTCACTGTCCTTAATAGTGTAATCATAACGTTTCTTATTCAACCACTCTGTTAAGTAATCATATAATCCAACATACAGTTCCCCAGTACCAGGAGAGTACAAACGAATCTTACCATCCCAGTACTTATATCTTCTCTGTCTCTGAAGAAAGGCAGCATTAGGTACATCAAATGTAAAGTAATCTGCCAGTTCCTGATGGATATACTGTTCAGTATCTACCCTGAGATAGACCTCATTCTTTTTTGAAATGACAGTCATTAGAATCCCGCTTCAAATCTTCTATGCTCTAGAGCATTTTTAATGTGATACGTTCTACTGTTTATCTGCCTCAATATACCATCAATATAATTTATGACAGTTTCAAAGTACTCTATCCTCAGTACCTGTGTTCTTATATCGTCATCAGCTTCTATAAACTTCTGAAGATCACCCTTAAGAATTTTTAAGTCAAAAGGATTCTCCTTGTAAGTCTCTGGTGAAGCCTTACCGTTGTAGTAAATCCATTTATCTCTCAATATTATTTTCAACTTCGACTTATTCTCTGCCAGTATCAAATTATATTTGGAATAAAAATCCATATACTTAGCGTGAAGAGAAGGGATCTTTAAAGACTCCTGATCCAATTTCTCATCATCAATGATACAGTCAGCAGCCCATTGCTGCTTCACATTTTCAAGGGGATCCATAATGTATTATTGTAATTTGTTTATTTGTTGTCCGTTTAGATTTTGTACTTGGTATGAAAGATAATTAAAATCTACCTGAGCACTGAAGTATTCTGTGTCAGATAAGTTACCATCAAATTCCAGAGTGGTTAAATTAGTAGGAATTAAATCTCTAAAGTATATCTGGAACTTGGGTTGAAAATTAGAACTTAAAACAAATAGGGTACCATCAGCATAATTGAAATTACCAAGCTCTGAAGCAGGTCTATTCATCTCAACTGCATCTAGGTTGGCACGCTCTGCATAATTATCAGGAGTTGCCAGACCTCTCATCCAGTTGTGCATTATCATATAGTTCTCAAGATCCTCATCCACCATAAACCTTAAGGAGAATGGCTGATAGGTCATCATACCTTCTCTAAAAGTTGTACGATAAGGGGTAGGTTGTTGAACCTCACCTACTGATATACCTGGAATATTAGCTGCTTGAGCAAAATATGCCACCTTAGGATACTTACCCAATGTAAAGCGGAAGCCACCTGGACTTAAGAAATTCCTATTAGCGATTTGCGATGTGAAAGACATTAACTATTTTAGTGGTCATCCGTCCAACACTATTTAGCTTACATATAAAACTCTTCTAGAATATCGAGTGTCTTATTAAGATACTTTTCTGCACCTATACACTCCCATTCCCCCATCTCATTTCTTGTACATTTATCAGCTAGCTCTATTTTGAGGCGTGTGAGCTTAGCAGTCATTGTAACTTTATCTAGTCTACCGTTCATTGTTCGGTACCATTCGACAATTATATTTATAATTATAGACAAAAAAAGAGACCCTTGCGGGTCTCTTGTCTTGAAGTAAGAATATATGCTTCTTACATAAGGTTGTCAACAAGAACACGTCTGTAGTAGCGGTTCTTATTAGGATCGAGATCTCCACCACCTTGATCGGTTCCTTCAGCGAAGGGGTTAGCAACAAGACCGTAACGAGTCTTGAATCCGATTTTTGGTTGGAAGGTGTCTTGTCCGACTGCACGTACCATCTGTAGTGGAACGTAAGGGCAGTAGAATATTCCAGCATCATAGGCAGAAGATCCTTTGTACCCACCAACATAGTAGTGACGATCACTAACGTTAGCAGAGTAAGGGTCAACATAGACCTTGATACGACCGTTAAGAGTACCTGCAAGGGTGCTGCTGTTGTCGTCTGGAAGTAGGTTGCTATTACCAGCAAGAGCAGGTGTGTAATCAAGTACACCAGCCATTGATAGTGCAGAAGCAACGTCAGCGGAACAAATTAAGATGTTCCCCTTTCCACGACGAGTTTCGTGCCCGATTGCGTTCATATCTCTTTCAATCTGGAAGAGAAGACCTTTGAACTTCTCAACAGACCATCTACCATTGGAGTCAACATCTAAGTCGAATATTCCAGCAGTAGCAGTGTTGTTCTGAGCACCAGGTCTTGCAACCTTGTATACAGATCTAACAACTTCTCTGTTGATTTCAGCAAGAACCTCTGTTGAGAGGATGTTTGCTAGCTCGGACTCTGCATCCAAACCGTGAACGGCTTTGAGGTCTTGAGCCAATTCTAAACTGTACTCAGCTTTGAGTGCTCTGGACTTAGCAGTCACAGTAACTTTCTCAATACTGAAGTTCATTTCAGCGAACTGGTTTCCTGCAGCATCACCTAATGCTTCAGATTCTGCCGTTGGCATACCTTCTGAAGTATTGTAGGTTCCACTGTCATTAAGGAGACCTGGGTTAGATCCAGCTTGTGCTGTTCTTCCTAGATCGCTTGCTGCGTTCTCTCCAGAGAACTCAGTATCAGCTTCGTTGAAGAACGATTCAGCACCAGCAGTACGGTTGGTACCGTAGCGTGAACGCATTGCGAAGATCAATCCTGTAGGACCAGTCATTGGCTGAACGCCAGCGATGTCATAAGCAATTAGCTTAGGCATACTACGGCGAATCAGACTGATCAAAACAGGGTCGAAACCAGCAACTGGACCAGTTGCGGTACTACCAGCGGTGAAACCACCTGTACCTGCACTCATAGTAGGAGCGGCTTCAGTTAGTACACCAGCCTCCTCTCTGAGAAATTTTTCTTGGTTTTCGAGCAGGACTGCGGTAACTGCCTTTCTATAGTTATCCTTGATGTTATCCACACCATCGGCTTCTAGAACGGGGTTCCACTTTTCCTGCAACTGTTCTGCATTGAACATTGCTTTTTTTCCTAAAAGTAGTTTTTAAAATTTAAAAGGTTTGACTAATTTCACTTATTAGTCCAGCGACGGAGAGCATCGACATACTTAGTCATCGATTCCGTCATATCTGTGTCCACAACAGGCTCTACATCTTCAGCTACCGTTTCGGTACCTGCTGCAGGCTTGCTTGGGAAATAAGATTCCTTCAGCTGGTTGACCTTGCTGCGGAATGACTCTTCATCTTCAAACTCAACACCTTCTGCGAGACTCTCTAGCTTCTCCTTTTCAGTTGATGCTAGACCTTCGGAGATCTCTTTCACTATCCCATTCTTGACAAATTTGCCAATTGACTTGGTGAGTTCAACGTTGTTTGATACTTGCTCGTTGAGTTTTGATTCCATTGAATCTAATTCAGATGCCATCTCGTTGATGATATCTGCTTTTTCTTCGGGAACTTCTATGTAGTTCTCGACGAATACTTTTTTCAGTCCTGATACAACTGACTCAGCAATCTCGGACTTCAGTCCGCTTTCAATTGCTAGGTTGTTCTTATCCATCCACTGCTGAACACTATAGGTTAGATACTCATCTACCTGTTCGGCAAGCTCGGACTTGACTTTTTCTACTTCCTCATTAAGAGTTTTAGAGTACTCTTCGTTACTTTATCTAACTCTTCGTTGAGACGCGAAACAACTGCTGCTTCGAAAATTGTTGCTGCTTTTGCTTTGAACTCTTCGCTAAGATCTT